AGCAAAGCTAAGAAGTAAGACATTTCCAGGAATAGCTAAAGCTATGGCTACACAATGGACACAATAGAAAACAAACTAAATTGTAACAACGTGTTACATTCAAGTTCAAACTTATCATAAAGATTATGACAATAATATGGATGATATACTTTACGATACAAATGATTAGGAATAAAGATAATAAAGAGGATGGTATATTAGTAATGCCTTGCTTAATATTAGACGCCATAATCAGTTTTACGGTAGATCACTATTTAAACCAACCTTAACACAAAGATTATGAAGCAGAAGAAAGTACAGAGCTTAATAGAAGCTGCAACAGGGACTATTTTAGGATTAGTAGTATCGTTTGTTATTCAATTGATACTATATCCTATACTAGACATTGACGTTAGTATAAGTCAGAACATTACCATTACGATAGTGTTCTTCGTAGCAAGCATATGTAGGAGTTACATAGTAAGGAGAGTATTTAATAAATTAACATAAAATAAAACCAAATGACATCAGTAAGACAATTATTCGTAAAACACTACGGGCTATTCAAGCATTATGCAGGACAAGATATTAGCAAGAAATTCAGAATTGATATGAGTAAAGCAGACCATTACTTTGAAACTAAAGCTAAAGCAGAAGCTTACAAATTAGAGCACGAATCAAAACTGAATGATAACCATAAGTATGTAATACTTAGCTTAACATAAACGATATGTACAGAAAACTAGAAATGAATGTGATTGCATGGGCTGATGATAAAGGTATCTTTGATAAAGGAACTCCATTAGCACAAGCAGAGAAGACACT